CCTCCAGAAGGAAGACCAGCCGCTACATCTGCCACCCCCATGGCCGTTCTTGCTAATGGCAATGTGGCAGCTCCAACAACAGGTGTCATTGCTGGAGATACGGCAACCAAGTCTTGGTCTGCCAAGTTTGTTGCAATCACATCACCATCTTCGTCAAAACCCAATACTGTGCCAGCTCTACTATCAGAGTCGCCTATAGTTAGTAAAGCATCTGCCTCTGGAACAGCAAGCCTAATGGAGCTTTCAATGCCAGTGTTTAATTGACCGGATAGAAGAGTAAGCTTGTCGTGTATGAAATTAAGAAGTTCAGAACTTATTTGCCCATTCTCTAACAACTCGGTCTCTTGAGAAGCAGGGACGTTTAACGTAATAAATATTTTGTCGTTTAACGGATAAGTAACTGTAGTTACTATTTCATCGCTAACTACGGTATATTCTACGTTCAAATCTAGGATTTCAGTATATCCAGTGGTTAAATCATAGTGAGCAACGGCTAAATACTCATCTTTGAGATAAGTAAAAGTAACAGGGAAAGCTGTAGTTGCCCCATCACAAGTATAGGTTATGTATTGCTGTTCCTCACTTACTGCCATTAAATCTCTCCTCTTTCTATTAAAACACCAAGTGGATCAACCCTTCCCTTGAAACCGTTATCAGGATATCTTCTTTCCTCTCCGTCCATCGGGACGCAGTTGATGTGTAAGTGAGCCTTCATCAGTCCGCCTATCCCATCTCTGCCTGTTGGAGTTGCACCCATCATCCCAATCTTGGTGCCAAGGTAGACGTAGGCGCCTTCATTCACTTCTATTGAATCCAGATGAGCGATGCGCCACGAAAAGTCTACATACTGGTCTCTGATTATCAGAGTGTTCCCATAAACAGTAGAGAAATATTTCCGAGTCACTTTCCCAGTAAGCCATGAGTATACGGTCCAATCTCCTGTAGATGGGACTAGATCAAGCCCTTCATGCCCGAATAGGTTAAATTGCTTATAGTAAACTGAGTTTTCGGAGAAGTATTGTGTTATGACTGGCTTTGAATTAAATATCATAATAACACCTAGTGAAACTTCCCAGATATGTCTGTGCTTCGACTTTCATAATCAGTTATTTGCCATGAGTCAGACAATTCTTCTGTTGTATTGAATATAAAAACATATTCAGTAGGGTCCGTATATTGAGCATAGCAGTATAGGTATTTTCCGTCTTTTGTAAACTTCGCTATTGTTTCATCCGTTAACGACGGGGAAGTGTCACTATATAGCGTATATACATCTCCAATATTCTTATATATCCGCATAAAAGGGGCAAACCCATAAGCCATTACCATAAAAGAGCCATCTTCTGTAAAACACATTCTATTATCGTAAGTAGATACTGCTGGGTTTGTTAATTTGCTCCAAGTATCGCCAGACCGTTTGTAAAACATCAAATCATCCGCACTTGCGATGCAGATATATATGCCGTCGCCAGATATGGCTGTACGAAATATTTGAGCAGATGGGAGGCTAGGTAGCTCAGATTGAATAGCTAATGTATCACCAGTTCTTTTCATCACCGTTGACGATCCAGTGCTGCCTTGGCAGGCCGTTATCCATTCGCAGTTTGAATCTGCTGATAGGTCTGACAACCCAAACTCGTCTCGACAATCTAGGGTTGTGACGTAAGCAAGCGTGTCTCCTGTGCGCTTGTACAACCCAACCGCCGCACCAACATCCCGCACAACGTAAACGCCATCACCAGACATAAATATTGGGCTTTCGTAATTGCCAATGGGGTCTGTGAATGATATTTGAGTGTAAACGTTAGCGGTTCTCTTCCAAAAACGCATCCTAACGTTGTCAGTGTGTATTGTAACGGCATACACGCCGTCGTCGCTAATCCCCCCATAAATCATCTGGCTCACTATTTTAGGAGAAGATTGTGCGTATTTTGTTAATACACCATCAATCATCCGGTAGGTATACATCTCATAATCATATGCCGCTTGCTTTTCACAAACTAGCATATATGAGCCATCTGCGTTGGAGACCATCACCACATTATCGGTAAACGATGGAGTATTGGTGTTTAGCACAAATGGGTCTAATACTGACGTGGTGCTACCAGCACAAATCAACCCGATTGACCCTTTGTTTTCAAGGTCTACTGATCCAGTTACTCCGCTTGTAGTGGAATACGATGTCAGATAAGAAATAGACTGTCCCGTTGTTTGCAGTATAGATGATCCAGTTCCCTTTGCTATAATTTTGTACTGTGAGCCTTCTGACTGACCAGATGGTAGGGTCCAGTCTTCGCCATCTTCTAGCAACACTGGTGTTGGCATTGCAGAAATGCTTAATGCGTTTCCACTTACAGTTTCGTCAACACGTTCTTCTCCGGCTAGTTCGGCAAGGTTGTCTGTGAGTGTTTCTGTTACCCCGCCAATCTCGCTCTTGCTATATACGTCTAAATGATCCCTAGCCGCTTCACTGTCAACCTCAAGTATTAGGGCTGCTCCATATGATGACACTGGAGTTGTTAGCTCATCAATGCTTGTTACTGCAACCAAATCTCCGTTGTCGTTAAACATAAGTACCTTCCCGGCTCTTTCACTAGCACTTGGTAGTTCTAGGTTTGCTTCGTTCTCAGGGACTTCAAGCCTAAGAGTCCCATTTAGAGCTATATTCAACTGTTGTGATATTAAAGTAAGCTTGTCATGAATATAGTCTAAAAGGTCAGACGCTATCTTTCCGTTTGGTTCAAGGTCGGTTTCTTGAGTCATTTCAACATTTAAGAGGAGATATATCTTGTCTCCAATTGGATAAGTGGATACAGTCTCAACTTCGTCATCAACAATGGCATAGTCCGTAGTCATCTCAAGATCAAACAATTCTGTGGTACTTGAGTTGTAATGCTTTACCAAAACATACTCATCCTGAAGGTATGTAAAGGTTATAGGAAACCTTACCGTCGCTCCATCACAATTGTATGTGACAACTTCAGCAACACTATTAATAGCCATTAGGCAACTCCTTTATATAAAGCTATAGCGGCAATCGCAACTAGAGCTACATCCTTAATCCATCTGAAAACCTTTTCAGCAGTACTCTTTCTTGAGGATTGAACGCCTTCGCATTTATCTACAGTAACAAGATTAGGAAGCTTTTTTTCTAGCTTCTCTTCCATGTCTTCAAACTTTGTCACTAAACCTGAGCCGTTTGTCCCAATAAGGGCATGCCACAACTGAAGCAAGGCGTCGTGATCATTATGTGGTATCTCTCTCACTGGATTCTCCTTTAGCGATTCCACTCCATTAATACTTATTCCGTTTAGCATCAATCCTCCCTGAAGCCTGGTCCAAGCATTTCAAGAACGTTTTCCTCTTGAATGGCTTTTACAGGTCTTCTGATCAACCCTGTTGTTGGAATACCCGCTGTCACACCGGCTGCCAATGCAATATCGTAGATCGACTTGGCTAGTGCCTCGCCGTCCATCTCTAAGCCTTCTCTTACCGCATTTCCAAGCTCCCCGCCTATCGGGAAGACTTCCATGCCACCACTTCCATAACCCTGCATTCCAGCAGAGATTGCTTTCCCAAGTATGGGGACCATATTTACTGCGCTCTTAAAGAACTCTATTCCAAAGTCCTCATCGTCGTCTCTAGGTCTCCATCCTGCCAATAGCATCATGCTTATGGTTGAAACACCGACGCCGGTTACTATCCCCATAAGTTTACCATATTGTTTCTGTTTCCACATGTAGGTTGTGTCGGCAGTAGACATATTCCATATGTTGTTAAGCTGGTTAGAGAACATTGTCATCCAATTGAAGCCCTCACCCATCTTGTAAAGCTGTGCCAAGTCTTTTGCTCTGGCTGATGGCTGAGTTTCAAGAACAGCCATTTGTGCCCTTCTTATGGCCTCTTTCTCTCCGAGTGTATTTACGTACTTGTCATATATGGCAAGCCAGCCGATGTGGGTTACTATTGAGTCAATAGTTGTAATTCCCTTCATGCCAGTCTCGCCGATACCTGAAACTACTCGCCCATATAGACTTTTCTCTTTTCGCCTGATAAGTTCGATTTCCTTGGTTACGATCCTATCTAGCATCTGTGGATCACGTTGGTTTACAAAGTCTCTCCATCGTGTACCACCCGTTACATATTTTCCGGCAGAAGCCAGTATTCTCAAAGGCCCGACTTCTTTCATAAACAAGGCTAGTGACGGAATCTGCTTTGCCATGGTGAGCATGTTGTAAGAGAGATATGCTATCGCTGCATTCTTTCTAAGATGTCTCGAAACCTGAGCGCCACCTACGTGAGCCTTATAGAGTGTAGGATTTGCAACGTCTTCAATATATTTTGTTAGGAAGTGATATCCCTGAAGCCCAAACTTACCGGTAAACGGGTCTTTAAACTGAGAGCGATTAACAATTCCATTCATTCCTTTAACGTGCATACCAAGGGCTATCCAATGTTCGTGCTTTTCTACCTGTTCGTTCCAGATATGAAATGCCCCAAGCTTGATACCGCCCTGTTTCGCGTTTTTATTCTGTATCCTATTAACTGTGAAACTTCTATCGGTATAAGAAGTCCTGTATTCGTTCCTGAGCTTAAACTGGTCCCAGAAATCTGCATCTTGTTTTTCCCACACCCCTGTTCTTATCATCGGGAAATAAGCTTTTTCTTTGCCCATATGCTCGTTCATATAAAGCTCATAGACGTTAGCAAGTCTCTGATAGTTTTCAGAAAAGTCTAATAACAGATATTCACCAAGGGCTTTTTCTTCTGCGCTTAGGTCGTTTTCGACCATTGTTATTACATCTGCTGGAATGTTGTTTCCATTAAGAAGCGCCCTCTCTGAGTTTGGGTTCTGAGTGGCAAGCCATACGTGTATCATTTCGTCGCGGGTGAATGTGAAATCACCGAAGTTTGACTTCTGAGAGAGACTAGGGACACTGAGGCCAAGTTCTGCAAGTTTAGCATTAGCCCTTGTTCTACGCTCATGAGTTGCAGCAAGAGACTCGTCCATTTTCTGATTGACTTCTGTTACAAAGAAATCGTAGAACTTCCCTTCTGTCCAATTGTCGAGCATCCGGAAAATACGGGAAGGACGCCAAGTCCAAAACTGGATGTATTTAATAACACCAGACTTACGTGCTTTGCTTCCTTCAACGGTACCTTCAGGAGGAAGAGGAGGACCATCAGATATACTCGCAATATATTCTTCCCTAACATTTCTATAGTGTTCTCTAAGTTGTGCATCTAACTCATCCTGATAAGTCTTACCGTCTCTTCTCAGTCCATCTATATACTCATTGAGCCTTGTTAGTTCATCAACGGTCCATAAGTTTAGTGGCCTAGGGCTCATGTTATATACAGTGACAAGAGCTTCCAGCCCATCATCTTTATAGACCTCTGATATTCTTTTGAACTCTGCATTCCAAGCTTCAACACCGGCTTTCGACCTAAATCCTGGATCAAGCAAGCCCTGAAGGTTTTCTATCTTGTCGCGGATTCTAACGTTTATTCCCTTAGATGGTGGAGCAGAAATCTTTCTAGCAAGTTTTAGTTTTAGCTCTTTAAGCCTCTTTGCGTCCGCTTTAGCTTTTTGGGCGGCTCTGTATTTTTCTTTAAGATCATTAATTTTACGGTCTAAACGCTCTTTCGCCTTAGCCCTTTCTTTAGCTCTAGTTTCTCTGGTAGCTTGTTTGGCTCTTTCGTTGGCAAACATCGTTGCTTCTCTCTGGGCTGATGCCAACGCTTCTTTAAGCGCATTAATCTTATCTTTGTTATTTGATGTCGCTTCTCTCCTTGCGTCTTTCAGGGCGTCTTTTAACGCCTCTATCTTGTCGCCATAGTTAAGCCGAGCCTCTTCTTTCGCTGATTTAAGAGCGTCCTTCCACGCCATATCTGTTTCATTCTGAAGCATTTTAGCTTCTTGTCTCGCGGATTTTATAGTCTCTCTTAAACTTGCAATTTTCTTATCTGCCGCGCTAATAACTTTGTCTAATCCAGCGTCAGTAGTGTCTTTATTCTTGACGGTTTCATCTGGTACGAAATCTTTTACATTTCCATCTTCTACGTATTTATTCGCAAACTCTCTAAAAGCTGGCTGAAACGCTCTATCGCCTATAAGCTTTTGAATGGAGTTTTTATATCTTGACGTTAATCTCTTCCGAGTAGCCACTTCTTTCGGGTCACGGTATTGATCTGTTTCCTCAGTCTGACCTTCATATTTTTTTAGATGTTCGTAATACTTTGAGAACGCCGTGTGTATTTCTTTTGACATCCCATCGGTTTGTGCCGTTTGAGGATCACGATACATAGTATTTGAAACATCTTGTTTTTTGTTCTTGCCTTTATTCTCAACAAACCCAAATCTCTTATAGAAAGAAACTAGACGTTTTTCGTCAGAGCCCATAAGGTCTGTTGGTGAAAGTTGGACCTGTAGGCCATATTCGTCTGCGTATTCTACAACCTCTTCCATGGTCTGTGTGGCGAGACCTTGGCCCTGTTTTTCAGCAGGAGTCTGTATTCTGCCAAGAAATGCAATGCCTCTTTCTTCTTCGACGTAGAACTTGAGTGTAACACCACGCTCTTCGGCTTTGGCTATAAGATTCTGAGCAGCGGCTTCAGCGTCCTTAATAGAGGATAGGTACTCATAATCTCTCTGAGCTTGCCACATGGCGTTTATTTCTGGATCTTTTTGTGCCCCAAGCTCGAAGAATCTTGGCTGCCAATATCCAGCGTTTTTAGTTAGCTCGGTCCTAATGCTATCAAGCATCTCACTAGTAGGAACTATACTTCTCCCAACTGACGATACGGCAAACTGCATCTTTTTGTTTAATCCGGAAGCTCTCAGGTTCTCGTACGGCACCTTGGCAAGCCACGCCATTAATCCTTCATCAGTTTGTATAGCATCAACAAATCCTTCTACGTTCCGTTCAGTTTTGTAATAGGACCTATCTATGATACTTTCAAAAAAGTCAGTTCGTGCTTCTGGGTCTGTTGGTATTGTTTTCTTTAGTTCCTCGTATGCCTGTTCGTTGCCATGCCAATACATATCGTTCATGACGTATGCTTCAAAACCTTGAGGATCACCAACGTAGCCAATGGCGTCTTCGTACAGAAACTCTGTGCTTTTTAACAATGCCCTATGAGTAATCTCGTCCTTTGACCATTCACGGTCTTTGTACTGGTTCAGAACTTTATCATTGACTGGAACGCCCATCTTTACGGCGTTTTCAACAACTCTCTCTCGCTCGTCTGGCTGAAACTGTTCCAACCTCGCCATATCATCGTCAATAACTTCAAGCCTTTTAACTACACCTTCGGTCTTTGCAATTTGTCTGAGACTGTCTCTTTCATCTCTTAAAATATTATATTTTTTTCTTTGCTCCTCTACGTCTGCCAATGCTGGAACAGTAGCTTCCATAAACGTCGGAGACTCTTCTTTTCTTTCTATCACCAAGTCTTCGGATGTTTGCTCTATAGAGGAAATAGCGTTTTCTAAATTATTCAGAGCTTCAGGATTGTTTTCAGCAAACCACTGGAGATGTACGTTGCCAAAGATATTATCGTCTTTAAGAGACTTCCGGAGGTCGAATAGGTTTCCAGTTTCCTCAGCATCTTTAATACGATTTGCCAGAGCTTGGACGCCTTCCCGTATTTCATCTGGCATGGCCTCCAGATTCTCGCTCATCTGATTAATAACGTCTGTTATTCCAGACTCATCAATAGCGACTTTGGCTTCAGATTGAATGGGGACCATCGCCTGTTTTTCACTGTCAAACATCTGGACGCCTTGATCTGTTCTCTGGAACATCTCAGGGTTCTGCTCGACTAAACGATCTATCGTTTTATTATTGGGGGTTACAATGGCCCCATTCATCTGCTTAAAATCATTGAGCTGTGCAAGCTTTTCTGGCGTGATGTTTTCTTCCATCTCGGCTTGCCACGGAATAACCTCTACAGGAACGTTCTCAATGCCCCTAGCTTCGTACGCAACAAGTCGAGGAGCATCTTTAGGGTCAACCTCAGTGGTTCCATCAGGGCCCTCTATAACCCGAATGGGCTTCTGTGTCTTATTTGTTTCAATGGCCCTATTAGCTTCTGTCGTCTGTTCTTGTGTGGGGTTTTCAGTTCTTGCAATATCAGACGTTTGCATGAACATAGACTCTGCATTAGCTTCCCAATCAAGATCAGGACTATTCAATGCTTCGCGTTTATCATATATTGCCTGTGCAGCGGATGTCCTTGCTGATCCTGGGAGAGCCATGAATAGCATAGCGTTAGATGTGGTCTTAAACGTCTCTTCAACATGCTTTGTCCACTGTTCTATCGTTCCACGTTCTACGCCTGCAAGTTCAAGCTGTTCGGCTATATTTCTTTTACCAAGCTCTGTTGACCACCACTCTGCCGACTCCTGAATACCCTCTTGTAAAGTTTCAGCAGCTACATTTACTCCGTAGTTTACAACAAATCTAGAGAATGAGTTCCTGATAACACTATCTGATAATGCTTTTGTAGCTATTTCAGTAAGGTTTTTCCCAACTATATCTGTAAGAATCTTACCGCCAGTCAATATGTCTAGCTGTGGCATCTCCAGCAACGCAGATGCAACACCACCACCTGTAGCAAATAGTCTTGATGTTAATAAAAACTGTTTTTGAAGTTCATCCATATCCATAACAGGTTCCATCTTTCCTGTCTCTGGATTGACTCTTTGATTATCTGGTCTTTGAAACAAGTATTGATAAAGTGGCTCTCCTGTTTCTGGATGTTCCATTGTGGCGAGGTCTATGTTTATATTTCCTGCCGCAAGCGTAAAAGCTTCAAAGCCACCAGCGGCCATAAAGCCAAGTGATGCACCTTTTGGGCCTAAAAATCCGAGCGCTTTAGCACCAACAAATCCTGCTGCCAAAGATGAGAGCATTGTGGGTGCGAAGTTAGCAACGTCACCAAGGGCTCTAGTAATCCACCTCTCGTCTTGATTTGTAACCGGAGGAAGTTTAGCTAGTTCGGCTTCTATCCTTTTGAATTGATCTATGTCTGGCTCACCAAGCATAAGACCCAAACCCATATGGCCTAATTTAACAGCGCCTACTCCACGTTTGAAATCATCGCTTATTAAACCCCATGCGGTTTGTGGCAAAGTAGTCTGACCAAAATACTCTTTGGTGTAAAAATCGAAATCAGTCATTACGGCTTGAGGATCAGCGCCTAATCGTTCTGCAAGCCACACTGAAGATAGGGCCTTGTACCTATCTCGCTCTGGATTGTCTGAGAGCTTTAGAGCCCTTTCTATGTCCGGAAGAAACTGCTCTTCTGGTGTACTAAACCCTTCTGGAACATCTGATGGTTGCTTAGCCACTTCTATGGTTTCTTCTTCTGTAACAGGAGAGAATCCTTGAGGTGCAGTTGGAGGTGCAAAACCTTGCGGCGCTACAGGAGACGGCGCTTCTGGAGTATTGAACGATTCATAAGTAGTCTCGTTGTCAGAAAAGTTAGTAGGGGCAAACGGATCGCTCACTAGCGTCCTCCCTCAAAAACATCAATTATTATCTGTTCTGCGTAGTCATCTGGAAGTCCATATCTGGCTATCCTAGCGGCAATAGTTGATTCTGCTGTTCGTCTTAACTTTCCATTGTTGCGATATATTCCAAGGCTATCAGTTTCAGCCAGAAGCTCAGATTTCATTTTGTCATATATGTTGTTGTAAATAGAATCAAAAAGTACCGCTTGCTCTGATTCCGGCATTGCCGTTGCGATGATTTGAGCATTTATACTAGAAAGAGGAATATTTATACCATCTACATTTTTGCTATACCAATCCAAAACTGGGTTTGTATCCGGTCTCTCAACCGGCGCTCCTACCACTACTTCGGCTAAATTGCCAAGGTCGTTATTGACTTCAACGGGTGACAGCCCTGTTTCATCGACGATTTCATCAAACGTCATACCAGATAAGGCTAATGCTCGCGTATTTGACTTCTCTCTGGAATCCGCTTCATATGCCTCATCGCCCATAGCTTTTAGGTCAACGGCTAAAGCTCTGTCCCAAATCTCACCAGTATATGGATCGTATCCTTTCAGCTCTTTAATTTCCTCTTCTTTTCCGCCATTTTCTGTTTCTACTACATCGTAAAGAACCCACTTTTCCTTGTATCCATCGTACTTGTCCCGTACTTTGAACACGACTCGTCCTTCCATCGGTGTCCCTGCGTTTCCACGCCGTATCTCTAAAACGTTATTTGCATCATAAAGATCATTAGCCATCATTTCGTGAAGAGACTGAACCTGAAGAACGTCGGAAGCGTATTCTTCAATGCCAGTAAGCCCCATGTATTTTCCACGCATAAGGTCGTAAGCTACTTGTTCTGCTGCATTTGTTCTTCTGGGGTCTGGCTTAGAATATTCCTGGAATATTTGAGACGCGACTTCTGCTTCAGCCCAGTTATTGACAACTTTCATAACGTCTTCTAGCTCACTGATATCATCGTCATACATCGCCATTGTGAGGCCCTGAGTATGCCTTAACGCATCTGAACGTAACTGATCACGCTCTTCCTCGTTCTTTGCGTCTCGTATCCTTCCGGAGTACCTAGCATCAACCTGCGACTTGATTGCGTTGTATGTACCTTGGTTGATATTATCGCGCCCCTGCCTTTGGATATATCTAACCTGATCCTGTGTGAGATTCTGATTGTCTGCATTCCTAAACAACCATGAGCTGAACTTTGCATCATCCCATGTTTGATCGTTGAACCTTCTCCATACCTCCTCAGGCCATGTGAACTTTGACAACGCTTCTTCGTCTGCGCTAGGAGGTTTAAGAGCTGCGTCTCTTGCGGACAATAGGGCGTTGGCTAAACCTCTATCACCAACACGGTTATAGTCTGGAGTCTGTTCGGCGAGAACAGCAGGAAGATTCATAATCTCTTCAACAGTTGGGATATCGCCTTTTGATATTGAAGTCATTACATCAGCGTATGTCTGGTTTGACATTTCTGACTGTATTTTTGTTCCCCTGGCATACTTGGCTGTATCTTCCTCGTATAGCTGCGCCCTAAGAGCGGCATACTGTTGCTCTGTTATATCTTCTATTGCTAGGTGATCTTCTAGCATCTCTACCGCACCTGCTAAACCTTTATAAAACTCTCCGGTTGTTTGATCTGTCCAGCCATCGCTATCCTGTATATCTCTGGCTGCCGCGCCATAGTGAGACTGCAATAAAGCGTTTTCGTATTTATCAAGAATCTCCATGGCCTCTTGGTGCGTGTATACGCCAGAGTCTATTCCCAATGCAACTCTTCCATCCATTTCACCAAGAGACGCAGCTATGCTGGAACCAATGTTGTCAATATTTGGATTCGATATAGCTTCATCCATAGCTGATTGATTTGCCATGCGAATGCCATTGTATGCGTGCGTTGTGGCTAATGAGTCTATTGCCATGTTTGCTTTTAATAGACGGTTTTTAGCCTCTAACTCAAAAGCTTCGCGCCACTTTCCTTTAAGCCCCTGCCCAAGATTATTTAACCTTGCCTCGGCCCAATTCTGAAAATATTCACTCTCTCTACCGCCCTCTTGAGTTTCCCATTCTGCAAGTAGATTTCTATTCTGGTTTAAGTTTCCTAATTGTCCAGTACCACCGACACCATTCTGAGGGATGCTTCCTATTTCTGAGTCTAGTTGCTGTAGATCACTAAGCATTTGCTGTTGCTGTGATAGGTTGTTTTTTTTAGTAAATATATCGCCAACTGTTTGGGCTGCACCAGCTAACTGCATAAATGCGCCAGCGGCATTTCTCCTAGCAGCGAACTCTGCTTGATTTTTAGCTACGATAAGACCCAAAGACTGATTATCTAATATTTCACCTGTCGTTGAAGGTGGTGCTATCTGCTGTTCGTATAATGGATTCTCAGCCATGTTATCTCCTATGAATATGTAAACCAGTTATAGTTGTTTTTACCGACGTTTCCAGCACCAGCCTGTATATTGCCAAACTGTGATGCGGCTGTACCTAATGCGCTGACACCAGAACCAATTCCAGACCATAGATTCGCAGAACCTTGAGCTTGCATTACCTGGCCCTGTAGGTTTGCCGTCTTACGGGTAAGGTCCGCTTGATTGTAAAGTTCCTCTATTTTATTCTGGTAGGTGTCGTATAAGTTAGTCCTATCTCTTTTAAGGTTTGTTGCTGAAGTAGCCTTAATGAGGTTTGCGCTACCTCCACTATCTATGCCTCCAGACCCCATGGCCGCAGCCTGAGTGCCGGAAAACTTGTTAGCCTGTCTTGCAAACTGGCCAAGCTCAAAGCCCATAACTTTCTTGCCTTGTTCGGCCTGTCTTTCAAGTACTTGTGCGTTATCTTCGCCTAGCTCTCTTGCTGCGGCGGCTTGTTGCTCAGCGGCATTTCTTGATTTTACACCGCCAACAATACTCGTTGTTGCACCAACTACGGCGGCGACTCCTGCTACAACTGGCATTATTCATACCTCTCTATCCATGCGACGATCTGAAGAATCGTCTGAGGGGCGGCTACGTTCTGGCCAAACCAGATGTAATTGTCCCTGTCGAACCCACCAACATTGTCAACTATATGGTCTCCCGTATAGAGGTCAATTGTCTCATCGTAATAACTCGCTCCATCTCTGAAGACAACTTCTTCCATTTCTTCATAAGATGGTCCTATTCTAGCACCAAGAGACTCATTAAACCTAATGCCAAATTGATTAATTCTTTTAACAAGCATAGATGGTGGTATATTCATTGACTTTGCATATGATTCATAGTTAAATCCAACATATCCAAAATCTCCATCATGATCTAATCTGACAACTCCTGAAGTCACAAGCTTAGGCGGGTGTGGTGCGTTGTCTACGACAATATCTACTGTTAAGCCTTCATAATCTGTAAGTCCCGTAGCGTAGAAGCCTTCAGTATCTTCAAGTATTTCTATCTCAGTTGCCATATCTAAATACATACCATAAGCGTATGTTTCTACAGAGCCTGTAGGTGGATTGTCATGAAGAGAGAAATCTTTCCAATGGAACACCTCGACGCTATAGCTTGTGCCATCTTTAACAACCACAACTACACGATCTTCTTGACCATCGCTAGGCAATGTACCAACACTGAGTATTTCCCTGTCACGCTCCATTGCCCATGGGTAGTAAGCGACCTGCTGTTGGGCTCTGTCGTATATCATTTCAATGATTCTACCGTCACCTGTCACGGACAATATTGCTGTTCGTGGGTTTCTGACTAATGTCCATGACTTTATTTCTGTTTTATGAATATGGTCTGCGGCTTGAGATAGGTTTTGAGCGTAATATCTACCAATAGCATCCATGTATGACATGCCATATACCTGTTGTCTATCAGGTTTAGAAAACATTATTTGTTCGTTAAACAGAAGTGGCTGCAAAGGGCATGATCCATGGGATGTTTTTGTCTGAATCTGTATGGAAGTTGGGGTTATTCCGAATGGGCCACCGGCTATAATTATGTCATTTGTTCCAGTACTAAGCATAAGAACGTCACCGGCAGTTATCGAATGAATCCTTCCTGAATCTGTTGCAGATAGGGTATGTTTCCATGGTGAATTGTCATTAATGCCCATAACAAAGTATTCGTACTGTCTTATGCCAGACCCCCATAGCGCCATAGGCTCTTTCTCTGAACCTCCGTATATGAGTCTCCCCATCCATACTGATACGCAAGATGGATACCATGGTCCACGATCTGCGTCCGTAGACTCTAGCGCGGCGTTAAACATAAAGTCTGGAGTTGTATTAGACCCAGCATAAGAAGCCCAATATGTTGTATTTGTAGGTAATATTCCGACATTAGCCTCTGCCTCGGAAGATGTGTCTTTGGCAACGTAGTTACTCGCCGAGTATTTAGCTGCAAGTCCTGTGTCGTAATAATAATTACGGTCCCAATCTGCGATGTCATATGTGGTCCAATCTATTGTCCATGAATCAGACGTTGCGCCACCTTGGATTGTGAATGGCCTGACATTATCTGCGGCGCAGTATATCTTCAGTTCTCCATCGACTCTCGCCCATTTGGTGTCAGCGTTAACGACTCCAGGAAACGTATTTGCTAATGTGTCTGATGTGCCAACTGTAATCGATGTTCCGAATATTACCGGGAGTATCTTGATGTCATCTGAGCTGTCTTGATAAAGAAGAACCACAACGTCTTCAAACGTAGTATTTGGATATGGAATCATAAGAATTGTGTCTACTGCGTCTAGGGAAGCTGTTATATCGTCAATGAACCAAGTGCCCGGTCTTCTAGTGATCCCACCGAAAGGTAACGATGTATAGTTGTAAGATGTTTCTAGACCCTTCATGTATATAGGAGCGTCTATTCGTCCTCTCATCCGCGGAGAGAGTTCGCCTGCTGAAAAATCTGATATCGTTACTGGTGTAGGCATCAGTTTGTCTCCGACCAAGTACCATACCTTGTGGGTCGTGGTACTGAAGTCTGGGTAAGGTCTGCTTTAGCTTTAAGCAATGCCCCGGCAGCCATTTGTGCCATCTGTTGAGCTAGGCCGAAGTTCTGTGACAGTCGTGGCGCTATCTTGGCAGCAATGCTATATACAAACGCTGAGGAGAATGATTCTGGATAAAGGTTTGGAGCTGTCACTCTTTTTATATACCGGATATAGCATGGTGACAAATCGATTAATAGGCGGTTTCCTTCTATCCTGTATTCAAGTGTAGCTAGTTTATAATTCCTGTGAATCGCATACGTTTCGTCGTCCAGAATATCTAAGAGCTTTAGGTAGTCTGAAGGCAAAGCATATTTATAATCAAACTCTGTAATGTTTGTTTCACTTACGGCAGCAAGAGATCGTCTCTCTATTGCAAACGGCCACTCGAAGTCTGAAAGTAATTCATCTCTTGTCTGATCGTAAACAACACTGCAAACTCTGGCTCGTTCGTTCGCATCTTCAAGAGAGGATATCCTTGATTCTCCTAGCATCGTTAATGCATGGTTACAAACTTCAACTTCGGTGGCTAACATTTACTGCTCCTCTACGTAATCCACAAGAGCTTTTAGTTTCTCATTAGCATCAACTGCACCGGCTGCTATGAATATCTTTTTCTGCTCGGCGGCTTTAATGCCATGTTCTTTTGCATATTCTTTTACGCCAGCCATAAGTTCTGTGGCTTCATCGTCTTTTTTGTCAACTTTAGCTTTAAGTGGTTTGTCTGCGCTGATAAGGTCAAACTTTGAATCGAGTGTATCGTGGTTGTAATTGTCATCGACAATTCTCTCATCACCAACTCTATATAACCGTGAATCGTCTGCGTAACATCCTGTGTGACATCTGTATGTCTTCATTGCAATTCCTTAAAAGGGCCCCCCGAAAGGGGCCCGGTCGAGTTTATACCAAGTGAACAACGTCCGCTGAATAGGTCATGGTATCTGCACCAGTCCCTCCAACAGTAACGTATCCACGAAGAAATCCTTCATGCTCTGCCGGAATCTTCAAGCGAAACTTTTTGCCCTTTACGCAAGATTCTGCTGCTATAGCACCAGTGCTTGCGAGGGTAGTTGCTGAAGAGAAGGAGCTATTGTCATCGCCTTCAAGCGAGAAAGCGTATGTACCAGATGCTCCTGTTCCAGTAGTAGTGATGGTAAATACAAGTTCTGCGTTAACAGTGTATGTACCCTTATCAGGACTAGCCTGATCGAAATCGATGTAATTTGCAGTCGCCTGAGACGCTGCAACTGCAACGGTTTCTGTGTCGAGATTCAAAGCAGCATCAGTAATCATCAGCTACCTCCTTTAAGATATTGCGGTTTCGGTCGAAACGAGCTGTTCAACCAACCGGATCGGGATTCCCTGGAACATAGTAAGAGGTCCACCGGAAATATTATCCTGGTAGTAGAACCCGTTCACTTTTTCCATGGCCCAAATATCGAACTGAGTGAAGAGGTCACGGTTTGCATACATAGCAACCTTGCCCTTTCCACGTTTGGGGAGCCTGTTCCGCATCCCTACAAGCTTGCGTACTTCGCCGGTATCCAAAATGGAACCAGTGTCGGCAGAGCTTATATCTGTTTCGATGTTTGCGAGGCGCTGGAGTGCCCTTGAGTCGGCGTTTGACCAGCCAAACTCCATCTTCATCTGAGAAACGTAAGCAGCAAAAGAGCCACCGTTGTCTCCAGTAGCTTCTTTCTTGCCCCAATCTTTGTTGAAAAGTCCTACAGACTTAGAGTCTTTCGGGTAAATCAGTGAGAGCTTCATGGTATTCCATTCGGCCATCCAGATTGAGGTAGTGTCAGAGCCAGCTCCAGATTCGGTGATTTCAACGTTTTCCATACCGGAATCGTTATAGACGGTTGAGAAACCATCAATTTCACCAACGTCTCCTGCGTTTCCGTAGAAGATGTTCTGGTTCATTGCCTGAGCAAAAGCTTCGATGTAAGCCCTGAGCTGTGATGCTCTTGCTTTTTTGGGGTCTGGATAAGGATCAACAAGCTGTTCGTCGATCTTCGGCCATGCTTCAAGCAGCATGATCTGATCTTCGATCTGCTTGCTCTGGGGGTATTTTGTGGTCGATCCCTGATTAATCTTTCTAGGAAAAATCGTAGGAAGGTCAGTTCGCACCGCTGTTACGTGGGCGCGAATCCCGTTTGCCATCTGAGCGACGGCATCCATCATAAGCTCATTCTCTTCATTGAGAAGTTCAGCTATGGTCAAGATGCCACCGTCAGGTCCAATCAGCTGTGCCTGTTCAAGAACAGTCAACTGATCATTGTATGTGATTTCAGCCATGAGTCATTCCTTATGGCTACTGAGTCACACCTTACTTCATGGTCGGGAAAAGCTCGGAAATGCCGTCTCTCTGAGCGCCACCGCTAGAATCTCTGCCACCGCCAGGTAGCGTATCTTCGCTGAGTGCATCACTTAACTCCCCAAATCTATCAAGATAAACAGGGTCGTCGAGAAGGTTTTTCTCTGTCATAGAGTTGTAAACATCCTCTCCTAAGCGATTCTTAACGAAGTCTCTTGCCGATGCAGTTCGACTTTCCCATTTCTCTCCGTACTTTTCCTTGAGAGCATTTTCACGCGCTTGCTTATCTGCGACTTGCTTTTTGTGCATTTCTTCGCGGGTCATTTTCGTGTCATTGACCCATCTATCAAAAATGCGTTGTGTTACATTTGTCGGTAGTCCTTCTTGAAAAGCAACGTCTTTCATCCAAGCAGCAAGTCCTTCGACTTCATTTCGATCCATGTCTTCGGGTAATTTAAACTCGTAGCCGTCTTTGTTGTCCGGTACGCCTAACGCTCTGCGATAAGCGGCCCATTCCTCAGAGCTGGCATTCTCTCCGGGTAAGTAAGCTCTTCCCTCGTATTTGCTTGCCGTATCTTTCGCTTCAAGATACGCCTCGACTAGTTTGGTCGGAACGTCCATTCCCTTTAGTGCCGGGTGTCCCTTGTAGGCTGCTGCTAAACCAGCGTGCCAACCTGGGATTTCATAACTGTCGTTTTCCTGTGAAGGATTGGCTTCGTTTCCGTTGTCAATCTTTTCGTCTTGGTCCACTTCAAGTCCTCTCATGAGGTAGATTTCTTAATGCCCCAACAACGTTGGGACTGTTAAAATCCTGCCACGCCCCAAGGCGGTACAAGATATAACGTGCTGTGTTCTGCTTGACTAAATCAAGCTCACCTTTAAGGTGCATTGAAAAAAACCCACATTCGTTAAGAATGTCAGTTAATACCAATAAGTCATTATCGGTCTTAAAAGTTTCCCTGTAAAGCATCCGCAGTCGCTTCTCTTTGGCGGCTTTTGATTCAACGCTCGGTATTAAATCATCAAGTCTTTGTGTTAAATCATCCATTCTTCATTGCCTCCGCAGATAGGCTGCCTTTTGCTGCTTCATAAGACCCGTCTTTATATGCCTGAGCACTTTCTTTGCGTAGCTGTGACTGTCGCATCTCTTCCTGCTGTCTGGCCTGTTCTTCTTCCATGGCTTTAAGCTCGGCTTTGTTTCTCATGAGGCTCTTCGGAAATCCGCTTCCTTCCAGTATCTTTCTGAATACGTCGTTCTGTTTAACAAGATTCCAAATACTGGGATACATTTCAAGATACGGCACAATTCCATTTAACCCACGCATTATCCCAGTTGTTTGGAAAGCCCTTTCTTGGTCCATTGTGAGTGGCCCAACGTAGTCTATTTTTAATCCAGACTGCATTAGCTCCGGGGGTGGCATTGGGATAAAGCCGGTATCCAAGCCAATAAGAAGTGAGTTCTCTACTATCCCATCTAAGAATCTTGTAACCCTAGAGGTTAAAGCAGTAAGCGAAGCTGATTTCTCACCAGCCATCTCTGCTGATTGCGTGGCCGTATACTCTTTGTCAGAGTTCATTGATAGCATCTGGAATGCTTCGACGTTGAAGTATCCCCTTACTTGATTCTGAAGCTCTCTGAGTTCCTCGATGCCATAAGGGAAGTTGCCGCCCAATCCCATTGGAAAAACTTGTCTAGACGGGTCGCTGTATGGATTCATCCCCCAAGGTGTGACGTTAACGCTCTCAAGTTGCTCACTAGGTACGTTAAGAGGGGGCTTAACGGTCAGAGAAGCGAGTTCCAAAAGGTCTCTTTGGATTAAGTTAAGGCGTTTAATGTCTCCCAGTGCAAACCAGGCGGCAGACTTCCCATAAGCTTCACCAGTCAGAACCATTGGGCGCCAGAAGTCATATGGCAACCTTTTGTAGCCACTCTCTTTCAGTGGCTGTTCTAAGTCTTCAAGGTATGTAATAGACGAATACTTCATACCCTTTGGTCCAAGGCTCCTTAGTACACGGTCTTTATTGGGAAGAACAACACGCCACGTTGTTACTTTGTCAAAAGGATTTCGTTCAAGGTCTTTCTTTTTATTTTCTGGTATGCTGTCCGGATATGTAGTTAATATATCCCTAGCTGAAAGTCTCATCCTATGAAATACGGTGTCTATATCCCCAGCTCTATTCTGCTCAATATAGATTCCTTTAAGGTGTTGTGGGATGAAATTAACAATATTCTGTTCGTGTCGCTCTGTATACATTGTGGCGGTGCCAAGAGCGCCATCCATTAAAACCATACCGAGTGCTGAATAGAAGTTTGATCTGGCGAACATCCTATACAGTCGGTCTTCAGCGACCTCTTTCCAAGTCTCTGCCTTATTTGTTCTATCTATTGCAGGATCTTCAAATCTTAGATTCAACCATGGGGATCGTGGGTTAACTAGGTATCCCTGATATCCATCAGCTAGGATTCGGTTTGCTTCCACGGCTGTAGCGTCAAATACAACTGGCCTGTCAGAATCAGCCTCTTCATTGTCTTCATCCCAGTTGTATCGCATTGGAAGAACATATGTACAAAGGTCTTTATATACGTCCTCATACTTTTCTCTAGCCTGAACTACAGTTGCTTGGTGTCGTTTTAGCTCTTGGAACTTATCTTTT